GTGTGGACATCTAAGTTCCCAGATTTCTCCATTTTTTACTGCCTCCATAAAAGCATCTGTAATGTTAACTGCATTAAATAAATTAAAGCACTTACGATTTGCGTCCCCTCCAGTAGGGACTTTAAAGTTTACGAACTCGATGATCTCTGGATGTGATACATCAAGGTATGCGGCATAAGATCCTTTGCGGGTCTTGCCTTGTTTGTAGGCTGTCATCTGTGAATCAACAACCTTCATGAAAGGTATGACTCCCGGAGCCTTGTCGCTGACTGGGCGTACATCGGACCAGTGTCCTCCGACACCACCTCCCTTTACACTAAGCCAAGCAACTTCTGCGTTATGCTCAATGAGACTATCGAGAGTGTCATCCACGTAAGTAAGAAAGCAAGATATTGGTAATCCGATTGGCTTACTTTCGGGCATAGGCGCATTACTAAGTACTGGGCTGGCAAACATAAACCAACGATTAGAAGCATAATCATAAATCCGCTGAGCAAAGTCATAGTCACCCTCGCAATAAGCGACAGCCGCACGTGCGAATGACATCTGAGGAGAGACTTCACTCTCCAACATGTAGTAGTCACGCAGTAACGATGTCGCTTGGTCAGTTAATTGATTGTCTCTTTCAAGATCAATCTCAATACCTAAATATTTCACCAGTTTGTTCCTTCACACTTCTTTGCGTTCTTGATCCAACGATGAGCATACCAAACTGCTTTCTCCATGTTCTTAATCGCATCACCCTTTGTCCACAAACGATGGCCTGTGTATTTTAGGATGTTACCTTGACAATACATACAAGCATGGTACGGGCCGAGTACATCTTCGATGTATACAATTGTTTCGATTTCACCTTGATTATAATGTAGTGGGCTGTTGACATCATCGTACATCTCATCATCCACCATATCCTCAATCAAGGAATTGACATCGTCAGTTAAATGCTCCCGAATATCTTTTAAGCTCATCAAGCACTCCCGTGTGTCTTCGTATTAAAATTTAGATTAATTACTTTACCATCTTCACTGCGTGTAAACGATGGTACTGGAGCATCTTCAATGAACTGATCAATCAATTCTTGATAGTTACTTAAAAAATAATCACGGATGTATTCCATCAATTCTGGATCACGTTCCATTAAGGTGAGTGTTGAAGCCATCATACCGCAAACACTTCGGATTTGATTCAACTGATCGGTATCTAGATCATCATGAACATCTTCTTCCATGTGTGCCGTTACTGTTCCTGCCCACTCTCCCTGTTCATTGAACTCAGGTTCAAGAACAATTGCAAATTGTGAACACGTATTCTCTTGATCTTCGGACATATATAACTACCTTTCTATTTTATCTAATGGAAATTCAATAAACTCTTTGGGCATCAGCTTAGCAGATTTTTTTATTTCTTCAACCCACTCATGGGGGACATCCTTGTCCGCATACATGAATCCATTCTTGGTGCACCAGTCACCGTAGCTTGACTTAGCTCCCTTACGAAGCTTTGCCTTACTATTTGTAAATACAAAACGAATGTCTAAATACGGGTGTTGCTTCTTAATCGCTAGATGTTTCATCCTGTCCTCTGGCGTAAACCTTCCTTTGGTTTCAATAATGATTCCATTCGGAAGCAAGAAGTCTGGAGTGTACTTCCTGTACTTCAGATCTTCCCACTCGATTTTAAGACACTCATATTTTGCATTACACTTTCGTTCCTTCAATGAATCCAATACTTTGTTTTCAAGTCCGGAACGATAGCCATGCCGAAGAGCATCAATCCTTGTCTTGCTCTTTCGTGGTTTCTTTATACTCATCAGCTATCTCTACATATGCAACGATAGGCGGTTCTTTCGCCTGCGATGCAAGTGAGGGTAGCTCTTTCAATGAGGGCCAGCACTTGTATCTATACTTACACCAACCGCATTCCTCACCGAGGATTTTATTTCCGGTTGGCTTCTTACGGAATGTTTCTTCAACAGGTTCAAAGCAACGCTTGAATTGATTACTCTCTAAGCTGTCAGCTTTTTTTGCAACTGAATCAATGATGTCATCGACTTCAACTTTCATATCCCACGCTGAGATATATTTGAATTCACCATTTGCTTTGTTAATTACCCACCATCCGCCGGGGTCAACGCCCAATGCTTTGGCATAGCCAGCAAGCTGACCGATGTAGCCGAATGAGTCATGGTCTTTTAGAGTCGCGTAGTCTTTGAACTTGTTCTTGAATGACCACGGAGATGCAGACTTAATATCATCTACCTTTCTGTCCATGATCAAGTCATGTGTACCATCAATCTTGTGTCTACCTGCGGTGAGAGTAGACTTGAATCCGTCACTGAAATCTACACCAGCTTCGGTAAGTACACCCTTAAAAATTGCTTCAACAATATCTCCTAACATCATGTTCATTAAGAAATTAGTTGGCATATCGACACCGGATTTAGGATCATTCTTGTCAAACCAAAGCTGACATAATGGCCTTCCGATATTAGACATACGCAAAGTAAACTTTCGTTCATCCTGATTGAATTGTTTGCGTACAGCTTCTTCTACATCACGAACGATGCGAGCGATGGTGGCATCTGACATGCCACGCTTCGCCTTGGTTACATCCTCCAGATACCGATAGACTTTAACTTCGGCTGGATGATTGACACTCATGCCTCGTCCTCAACCTCAATATCGATGAAGTCATCTACGATTTCTTTCTCCTCAGATTGAGTGCGCTTGTCGTTCCAAGCGTTTACAATGTAATCATTGTAGTTGTTGATCCACTCAATGAAGTCTGAGAATGTTGTTTGATCTGTATCTGTCAGATCAATCTGATTCTCAAAATCAACTGTCGCTGTAGGTAGGAAGAAGGAAGCTCCGGTTGGAAGACTACGTTCCTCTGTAGCAACTTCAATGTGATGTTGCACAGGCAGACGCTTCTGCTTAGCTAACATTGTGAACGGTTGTCCCATTGTCTTGAAAGCATCCTTGTTGTCAATCTCCCAGATAAAGGGGTGTACAACTGAGGCAACTTCATTGCCCTCGCCATCAACGGCATTGACTAACTCGACTTCACCAAGCAGTACACGGACACGCTTGATCTGCTTGATCAATGCTTTCATGTCATCTGGTAACGCTTGGAAATCTTGGATGTATCCTGCGGGTTTACCACAGTTTAACCCGCCTGTGTTATCCTTCAGATCTCCATTGAGATCTTCAGCCATCAAAGTCTTGACGTAGTTCTTTGCGTCAGCATCGTAACGCTTGTACATAAAACGCTGTACGAACACACGGATACGTGCTGTCTCACCGTAGATGAAGCTACCATCTGGCATCTGAAGACGGTACATACCTGCAGGTACTACCTCCATGTTCTTCTGCTTTCCTTTGACTTCAACCTGTCCCATGACTGGTTGATTCCAGATACGTAGGCGGGGCAGAGTCGATGACTTTGCTTTCGTATCTTTTGCCATGTCAACTGACATGCCCATGGCCTTAGCCATCTCTGCGAAGTTATCGCTGTTTAGTGTTGCTATTTCTGTAGTCATATTAGACCTCCTGTTGGTCCAGCCAGTTTACACCAATTTTTGCTTCAAGTAAAAGGGGTACATTAAAATTAATTTTAAATTTATTGTCAATGATTTCTTTCAGTTCACCATTAACTGACCCAATTACACCCATTACCTGTGCCTCTTCATCAGGATGTATGTCAATCACGATTGAGTCATGTACACTATTAACTATGCACGATTGCAAGCCCGACATCCGATCATGAATTTGCAAGAGCACAGCAGGAACTATGTCAGCAGTTGCGAAAGATTGCACCGGATAGTTCTTGATTGCAGTGAAGTTAGTTACTGAGCCATCCCTTCGTCTGCGTACATCTGGGAATGCAAACTTTCTGCCACTGGGTGTGGAGATTGTTTTGTGTGTCAGCACTTCTTTTGCTAGCTCTCTGTGCCATCTTGCGATTCCTTTGTACTTCTCTGTGAAGTGTTCGTAGTATCGTGCTTCGGCTGGTGTTCTTCCGTATCCAGTTGCTCCGTATAGCGGAGCGAATGTATGTGCCTTCGCCTCCTGCCTTGTAGTTGCCTGACCCGCTTCCGAAATGACTTGAGCCGTGTACGAATGGACATCAAAACCCTCCTTAACTTCTTTCATTGCAACTTCATCTTGAGATAAGAACGCCGCCACCCTGAACTCTAGCTGTGCAAAGTCAGCCTCCATGATCTTACCTCCTGCAAATCGGGAGATGAACACCCGTTTTACAGGAAATGTACCGCCACGTGGCATGTTCTGCATGTTCGGATCACGGCCACTGAACCTGCCAGTAGATGTCATGTGCTGTGTCAGCCTGACATGTAGCTTGCCATCATCCTTGAGAAAATTATAGATGCCGTCAACGAAACTAGAAAGATAGCTGTCCAGTGCAGATACCCTGCGAATTTTAAATAGAAAGTTCGCCGCTTGTTCCATGCCCTTTGAATGTGCAACACGCTCAAGAAACTCCAAGTTCCCTTTCGATGTGCTAAATCCATTAGCACTATGCCACTTTGCATTTGGTGGCGTGAACTTCAGACCCGCTAATCTATCGAGGTCTTTCAGTACATATCCTCTCCCGACACATTGCGAACAGCGTGTTGGTTTTTTGAAGTCAGAACCATCCTTCTTCTTCTTGAAGTACGTTCCGTTACCATTACAGTCTGAACACTTCGATGCTTTGGTACGCCGGACTGGAGTAGTTGATTCATTAATGAGTCGTTTAAAGTCACTATTACTCATGTATGGATCACCTGCCATAGCCCATTGGGTTTTATCCTTCGGCTTACGGGAATAAATCACCCAGCCCAACTGCTCTGGTGAGTTAAGATTGATCGGAGTATCGCCCATCAATTCCTTGATGTCAATGCCTAACTCCTGTTCAAGCTTCTGCTTCTCCAATTCAAACTCAGAACGAACTTGCTCAAGTGCTTTCGTATCTACGGTAAATCCATTGCGATATATTTTAGACAGCAATGCAC